GACACCGACATCTACGAGCACTTCGGCAGCGGCTACCTGACGAAGTACAACGACTGGACCGGCGGCGAGTACACGTACGGCCACTTCCAGGACAACACATTCTCTTCGGATACGGCGATCAAGGGTGGCACGTCCATCCTGCTGGATGGGCTGGCGGTAGACACCTCCCCAGGCGCCACCAACATGGAGGAGCGTTGTGCTACGCTGCACATCGAGGGCATGGCCGAGCAGACGACCGAAATCTGGGGTGCCGTGCTCGGTGCCCAGAGCAGCAGCCTGCTGGGCGTCGCGCGCGATGCCAGCGCACGCATTCACATCCTTGGCGGGTTCCGCGGCGGGATGCTGAACTTCCCGATGAACTTCGGCCAGTTCCCTGGCACGATCCAGCGCGGACTGGTGCCGATGTATCCGATCGTCCTGGGCTACTGGGACCGCACCGCGAACGAAGTGTATGGCCCGCTCGGAGTGATGCCCGACGTGCGCGGCGTCAGCCTGCGGAACTACGCCAACGAGTCCGAGATCACCGTGGGCAGTGACACCTGGGTGGTGTTCCCGAGTCGTCGCCGCAAGGACGCCGACACGTCCGGCGCTGGATACACCATGCTCCAGGGCATTGCCTACAAGCAGGTGAGCTGATGGCCGGCACGTCCTATCCCGGAAGCACCAGCCTCGACCCGGCGCTGGGATGGGATCAGGCTGGCGATTTCGTTGGCAACGCCAACGGATCCGGCCTGCCGTGGAATCAGTGGACCGCAGGCACCGGCGGAGGCGAGCCGGACTGGCACGACCCGTTCGAGTTCCTGGCTGCCGGTGGCGCAGCGACCGCGGCCGGCGGTGGCGGAACGAAGCCGGCAGCGACCTCCTACGTGGGCGAGTCCGAGGCCGACCGCACCAGCTACGGCGCGGACTGGTTCGAGACCATCCACATCATCCCGCACGCCAAGATCGAGTTCGGGAACATCATCACGCAGGAGACCGAGAACTACGAGATCTTCAACGCCTACCGCGACACCACCGTCACGCTGTCGGCCATCGTCAACAACATCGCTCCGGGCATCACGCTGCCCAACCTGACGCCTCCAGCGGCGAAGGGTCCGCTGGGCAGCTGGCTCGACACGACCAGCACCGGCAACGGCGGCGGCACTGGCCTGGGCACCCTGGTCCAGCTGGCGGTGATCGCGGAGGAAGAGGGACTCCCGAAGTTCGACGGAACCGTCGTCTTCTCCTTCGACACCGCTGACGAAGTCGCGCTGGAGGCATCCGGCCAGCGGCTGGTCCTGATCCCGTTCGAGTACGAGTCCCCGACGTTCGAGACGCTGGCCTTCCTGACCGACATCATCGAGGCGCTCAATGGCAAGGAGCAGCGGATCGCTCTGCGGTCGAACCCTCGCCAGATCTTCGAGGTCACCTACCGTCTGAGCCTGAACGATCGCCAGCGGATGCAGGCGCTGCTGATGGACTGGATGGGGAACAGCTTTGGCTTCCCGCTGTGGCACGAGCAGCTTCGGCTGACTTCGGCCGTGTCTGCTGGCGGGACCGCCTACACGGTCTCGACCACCAGCGAGGTCGACCTCCGCGACGGTGGGCTCGCGCTGGTCTTCACCGACGCCAACACGTTCGACGTGATCAACATCACGGCACTGACCGCGACCACCATCACGGCCAACGACCCGGCGGTCAACTCCTATCCCGTCGGCACCAAGATCATGCCCCTGCGCACGGCCACCCTCCTTCGGGCGGTGTCTGGCCGCCGGCACCCGAACAACCTGGAGGAGTTCGTCTGCACCTTCGAGGTCACGGACAACTCGACCGGCGCACTCACCGGATCGACGACGCCTGGTGTCTGGTCCACCTACAACAGCCGCGTGCTCTTCGACGACTGCAACGTGGTCAACGCCACGATGGAGCAGCGGTTCGAGCAGCGGGTCCATCGCATCGACAACGAGACGGGGATCACCTCCCAGGTGTCGACGTGGGACCGCAACAAGCGGAACCTGCAGAAGGGGTACGTCGCCCACTCGCGAGCGGAAATCCTGTCGTTCCGCAGGCTGCTGCTCGCGCTCGAGGGCAAGGTCGTGTCGTTCTACATGCCGACGTTCATCAGCGACCTGACCGCCGGCGACGACCTGGCCTCTGGCGCGGCAACGATGGACGTTGACCGGATCGAGTACTCGCGGTTCGTCGCCGAGAGGAACGACAAGGCCGTGTTCCGCATCACCTTCACCGACGGCACGAGTCTGGTCCGCGGCATCCTGAGTTCAGCGGATCACCCGAGCGACGGCACCCTCGAGCGCCTGACGCTCGACGACACGTGGCCAGCCAACCGGACAGTCGCCGAGATCAGTCGGATCGAGTTCTACGAGCTGGTCCGGTTCGACACCGACAACTTCCGCCTCGAGTACCCGCGGATCGGGCAGATGAAGATGTTCGCTCCCGTGAAGCAAGTGTTCGACGACAACTGACATGGCCACCTACGATACCCTTGAGAGTAGCCTGGAGGACTCGAGACCCCTTGAGGTCTTCGTGTTCGCGCTGGGCTCAGCCTCCTACCGATTCACGTCGGCGATGTCCACCGTCACGCTGGGCGGACTCGACTACGCTCCGGAGGCGATCTCCCGAGGCGCGATCTCCCAGGGAGCTGACGAACGGAACCGGAACCTGGTCGTCACCGTCCCGGCCACCAACTCGTTCGCGAGTCAGTACGTCGACATCGTGCCGTCCGAGGCAGCGACGCTCAGCATCATCCGGCTGCAGCGGAACGAGTCTCCGACCTTCAACACCGAGGTCCTGATCTTCAAGGGCAAGGTCCAGTCCGTGCGCTTCCCGGACAACGGGACTGCGGCCGAGATCACCTGCCGGAGCATCGAGGCGGCAGCCAGTCAGAACATCCCGCGGTTCACCTTCATGTCGCTGTGCAACCACGTGCTGTTCGACGACGCGTGCGGTGTCGCCTCGGCATCGTTCACCCACACCGGTGCGGCGAGCAGCGTCTCGGCTGCCCAGATGACGATCGCTGGCCTGAACGCCAGCGGGTTGGACGTGACCGGCGGCTACGCGACCCCGACCGCCGGCGACGACTTCCGCCTGATCGTTGCTCAGTCTGGCGACGACATCACGCTGCTGCTGCCGTTCGGCTCTGACGTGAGCGGAGCCGACGTGCAGGTGTTCGCCGGCTGCGATCATACCCTGACAGGAGATTGCGCACTGGTCTTTGACAACGTCATCGAGTTCGGAGGCTACGCCTTCGTTCCGTCCAAGAACATCTTCAGCACGGGGCTCGACTGATGGTTTTCGTAACGCTGATCCTGTTCGTGGTCACCCTGGCGCTGTCCGAGCTGCTCCGGCCCAAGCCCAACATCGAAGACGCACGGCCGGCTGGCCTGGGCGACTTCAACTTCCCGACCGCGACCGAGGCCCGCGTCATCCCGCTCGTCTGGGGACGCGTCAAGGTGTCCGGCCCGAACGTCGTCTGGTACGGAGACCTGACTCAGCTGGCCATCACCGAGAACGTGAAGACCGGACTGTTCTCCAGCACCACGATCACCAAGGGGTTCACCTACTACGTCGGGATGCAGTTCGGCATCTGCCGTGGGCCGGACGTGGCGCTCCGCCGCATCTGGGTCGGAGACAAGCAGGTCTGGTCCGGAACGCTGAGTTCGGACGGCGCGACCGCCAACATCGACGAGCCTGAGCTGTTCGGTGGTCTGGAGCTGGGGCAAGGCGGAATCCAGAGCACGATCGAATTCCAGACCGGCAGCACGACGCAGGCCGTGTCCACCTACCTCGGCCTGCACCAGGATGCCGGAGCTGGCTCGGACCGGACTCCCCGCTACACCGGCACGTGCTACATCGTCGCTCGTGGGCTGGACAGCACCGCCGTCGGAGCCTACGTCGGGAACAGCACCCAGGTGAAGCCGTGGTCCTTCGAAGTCGAGCGGTTCCCCGCCCTCTTCTCTGGGCAGTCCGCCGGGGAGAACAAGATCGGGAGCACCGAGTGCAACCCGGTCAACGTCCTGTACGAGATCCTGACCGACACGGAGTGGGGTTTCGGCTTCCCCGCTGCAGACATCGACCTGACCAGCTTCCTGGCTGCGGCCGACACGATGATCACGGAGGCCAACGGGTTCTCCATCTCGCTCACGCGTACCATGCAGAGCAACGAGCTGATCCGCGAGATCGAGCGGCAGATCGACGGCGTGGTGTTCCTCGACCACCGGACTGGCAAGTGGACGATCAAGCTGGCGCGAGCTGACTACGACATCGACCTCGTCCCGCAGCTGACCGACAGCAACGTCAAGGAAGTTCGGGACTACACCCGCGGGTCGTGGGAAGACACGACCAACCAGATCACGGTGAAGTACTGGAAGCGGGAGACCGACGGTGCCGGCGGTGTCAACTACAAGGAGTCGTTCGCCCTCGCCCAGGACGTGGCCAACGCCATGAT